TTATAAATTTGCGTATAAATATCATATGGGATTATATTAAGATAATTCATTTATTCATTCATAATATATTATAATATAAAATATGTTCATATATGTTCATAAAATATAAAAAATATATATATTATACATACTATACATACTTACCTTACCTTACTTACTTTACTTACCTTACTTACTTTACTTACCTTACCTTAGACCTTTGTATTAAAATCTTTCCAATCCTTGTTGATATTCCTCCTATTCTTGTAGGCAAGACGGCTATCCTTGCGTTTGAGTGCATTCTTTTTATAATTTACTGCATTATTATCTCCCCTCTTTAATTTGCGTGGAATTTTATTAACATCCTCAAAATCCTCACATTTGCTAGTATATGAGTTGAAAGCGCGGTAGCTAATCTTGTTGGCGTTATTAAAGGTCATTGTTTATTACTTATTTTACTTAATTAAAAAATCTATATAAGGCTATCAATTTTTATTATTTTAATCATAAATTATTACAAATTTATACCAAAGCACGTGAGCATATAAGTATATATTACATAATAAGTATATATTACTTAAATACCACAATGAAAGACCTCGACGATGATATGAAGGAATTGCTAAGAAATATCAATCTCTGCTGTATCAAAATCAATGAGCAGAAAAATCTGAATTGCACCTTTAAGAAGTTGGATTTCCTTGATAAAGAAGGCTTTTACGATAATTTCCCAAATACAAAATTTGACAATAATGCTACCTATGTATAAAAAATGATATTATTTATTTTTCTTGAAGATATTCAAAAATGGCTTCAAATACTTTAAGTAATTTGCTAAGCAACAAGCCACACCTATTAGACCCAAAATGTTGCTGCTTTCCAGAAGATATTGTGATAAAAATAAATAATATTATATGCGACGAATACATAAAGGTAATATATAGTGCTTTAGAGAATAACTTTATCAAGAATAGCATAGCTATCTTTATGGATGATAAGAAACTTTCGAAGTTCCTGTATTACTTTGGATATCAACAATATAACTATATTTATATTTTTGAAGGTGTATATGGTGAAACTATTAACAACTTATATTGGGAAAACTTTGAGACGGATATATTATTAGAAAATTTTAATGGTATTACCGCAGATATCAAAGAACCGCTAGTATTAAATCTAGATAGAGATGAAATTTTCTCAAGAGAAAACAATTATTCAAATAATACGGAGATATATAATTATAAATTTGATGTTAATATTTACTCATCGAAATTAACCTTGAATGAAACGATGTGGATTATTAAACATTTTGCAAGGTATGATGAGACAATGTTAGAAGATAACCATAATATCGACATAGATATTCACAACAACGCATATAATAATATATATGATTATGATGAAGAAGAATATGCTACTATATGGAACCTGTATAATAGGGGGTTTATTCAGTTAAATATTTTGAAAATTATTAGTATGTATTGCCATAACAATGATATCGATAGTAATGCTCAGAAATATTATGAATGTATAGGAGGTGTCGGAAATTGTAAAATAAAGGTCGATAACACTAAGCTATTTCAAAAAACCTGCTATAATATTATAAAATATTTCAATAAAAAAATAAAGAAGGCGGCAGATGAAAAATATGTATTAAGTTATTTATACGCCATCTATACGGCAGATGAAGGCTATACGCATTTTAACGAGGAACACGCAGAACACGAGAATAAAGCCTATGATTTACTTAGTGAATACGGGCTATTGTCTGATAAAACCTATGATATTTATGTATTATTAGATTTCTTATATGAGAGATACTTGCAATAACTCAGTATCTTAGTATCTGAGATACTGAGATACTCATTTATATCGCAAAATACTTGGGCTAAATATTTGAAATTTGTATCTATTGAATATTTTTGTCCAATCATTCTTATCTTTGTTTTCCTTATCAGCATTCTTATCCTTATCTGTATCCTTATCTACGTATTTACTATACGGATAGGGACGCTCAATAGTATTCGCACTAATCAATCTTCCTTGACTAAAGTAATATGCTCCTTCCATTGTTGTATTATATTCTAATTATATATATTATATAATATATAATATATAATCAATTTTTATTATTCTCCTCCACGAAGTCGCAATACAAGATGAAGAGTGCTTTCCTTTTGTATATTGTAGTCCGCTAGTGTTCGCCCATCTTCTAATTGTTTGCCTGCAAAAATTAGGCGCTGTTGATCTGGTGGAATACCTTCTTTATCCTGAATTTTAGATTTAATCATATCAATAGTATCCGAACTTTCAACTTCAAGCGTAATTGTTTTCCCAGTCAAAGTTTTAACAAAGATTTGCATATTCTTTATTTACTATTAGTTTTACTATTACTTAATATATATATATATTATATATTTTTATATATATTTATGCTATATCCATACCTTTTGAATTTGAAATAGCCTCGACTAATTTTTCATATAAATAATCCTCCCTTTCATTCGGCGTAATCTTATTATCTGGAAATCCGTAAAAATCTAATTGGTAAAAGCAAGTATGCGTCGAAGGAAATCTACCTGTATTTGCGCCATACATATAGAAGAATTTATACCCATTATCATCTACTTCAGCGTGTCTATTATAAAAACTAAACCCAGACATAAACTGCAGTAGTCTTTTGATAAAATAATAATGCTGTTCAGTATTTTCACCCCTTCTCTTTTGTGTAATAATATTGGTCATATATGTTCTTATTTCAATTTTTAATGCCTCCTTTTCTCCTTCAGTTAATTGAATGTTATTACGGGGTGCATATATGTTATCATCAACATACTTAATAACGGATATCTTAAGTTTATCCGCAAATTCTAATAAAATTTGTTCATCTAACTTCTCAGTTGTAATCAACTTATCTAGAACATCAATTGTGATATCATTCTTTTTAAAAAATGTTTTTAAATCATCATTGAAACCTGCAAATAAAGCTGCATATCTCTTTTTCATACTTTTTTTAGAGCCTTCTACGTCGTTGAATAAAAAGTTCTTAGTTACTGCGTGATTTGCAAATTGCAAAATATACTTGATGTAGTTTTCTTTAGTCAAAAGAATTCCTGATGGGTCGCTTTCAGAAGGTCTCGAAATAACATAATAATCATTGAAATAAAATTCACATAATTCTATTCTGTTTTTTTGCAGTTCATTCATCATATTCATGTAAGTGCTAGAATTATTAAAATCTCTTAAATAAAAATATAATATATCTTTGTAATTAATATTTTTTTGGGGATTTATAAATCTCGACAATATATATGATGAAAATTGCTCTGGAACCCCTATATCTACATTCACTATTGCTATACCCAACATATTACCAATTATATTGTATATATTTACATATTCGGCTTCGGTATTATATTCTGGTATATCTTGTATGTAGGCTCTAATAAATTTTATAACATTTCTAAACTTTTCATCGGGTTCAAAGTTGGGATTTATGTAATACCTATTAGAACTGCTATTTTCCTCAGGTAGTATAAATGGTCGCTTTTTATTCTCTTTGTTGCTAAATAATTCTTCAAATAATTTTGTGAAAAACTCTCTGCTAACACCTCCTAAATCAACGGCTATCTTTTCGTTTTGGTGGAGTTCCCCATCTATTTCTACAATTTCATTTATATATACCTTGAATATCTTTTTATAATAATTAATATAATTATTCTGTAATCCATTGTTGTATATTTTGTTTTTAATATCGTTCAATTCATAATATACAATTATAGAAGCTAACGCGGAACCCTCATAATATACAAATTCCTTTGCTTCAATCTTATTAGGTTTAATGAACTGGTCATTTATTTTACCCCTGATTTCTGCTAAATCGCAATTCGTTCTTTTATCCAAATATTTATAGCACATTTTGAGCATCTTCTCTTTAAAATCTACATATTTTGCGTCAGTGTCATTATCAGTATATATGTTATTAATACTAGTGCATATTTCACTTTTATTTATAATATCCGCTTTTTCAGCAGCAGATACATTACTCGCTTTTATACCTTTTGATGTAGCCGCTTTTACTACACTAACTATACCCAAATTCTTCTTCTTTTCTCTCAATATCTTTTTTTTAAAATTCAGTCCATTCGCAGTAATATTAATAGGTTGAATATTACTATCAAACATTAATGCGTTTTCAAATATTTTATTGTATGTAGGGCTATCCGTTGCTATTATTTGCTCTGTTACAGGATCTTTATTGGGCTGCATTACCCAGCGTAAATAATTAACAATATTATAGGGGTTCGAAGCAAAATAGTTGCTTTTTCTTTCAATTGCAGGTTTATTAACTTGTATAGTAGGCGTAATATCAATAACTGGAATATAATAATGTGCTTTAACTTTAATGAAACTATCCTTTGTTAAATTTGTTATTCCAAATTTAGCCCATTCAGTCTTAGTAAAAAACACATAAAAAGCGACAGGGTCTTGCGAACTTCTTGATGCAATCTTATCTCTCTTGATTTTATTCTCAAATGCCGACACTAGCGCTTCGCTATACGCAGTAATATCAATTCGATTTCTTGGTTTTTTACCACCATAATCCTTCCATTTCAACCCTATAATATCTGGAGATAACTTTAAAAGTTCCCTGCCTTTTTCTTTTAGAAATTGCCTATCAATCAAATAACTCTCCAATTGTTCCCTCGTTTGCGCTGGTTTCCCCGTTTGCTTTAATATTCCCTTTATAACACTCTTTAATGCATCAATAATAAGAGAGCCGCGAGACGTAATCATACGCGGTATTAAATTGCAGTCATATTGATAAGTCATGCATAATAGCCTATTGTATATTGGCGAATCTATTGATATCCTCTTAAATGTTCGCGGGTTTATTATAGGCATCATTACCCAATTTTTGCATTCTTCGTATGTAAAATCGTTTTCATTATCATCATCTGTAACAAATATTTTGTATGCAACATCATCATTAAAATACCAAAAGAGATTAGGGCTTTTGATGGAAGCAAACTTTCTCATTAAAGCCTTACCATTAATAAACCCTTTCCCTACAGGCAATCTATATTGAATATTGCTATCCTTGCTTTTATTATTAGCATATAATACCTTATAATAATAATTTTCATAATCATCATCTTGGTTATTTAGTTTTTTTCGCTTTTCTCTGTTTATTTCAGGTTTATTTAAGGAACCATGTATTACAAAGTTATATGGTATTACATCATATATCAATTTTAGAAAATATGAAAATATAACATCATTTAATGGTGGTCTATAATCTTGTAAATATTGTCGTAATAATGTATTTATTCTATCTATTATTAAACATTCTTCAAAATCATATAACTTATTATAATATGAGAAGGTCTCAATCTCGGTATATAGTTTATAACGCGGGTTTAAAAGTTGCGCATAGATATTTAAAATAAATTTCCTTACAATTCTAAAAAGATTATCAATATTATTAGAAAGGTCTTCTGCATATACGCCATTACGATTATTATCATAATATTCTTTTATTGGTTTTGTAATCTCCATCATATGTTCTTCATTTATGCCACCGCTTAATATATTATTGCATATTTGGTCATCATCATCCTTCCATATTTCTTCATTAAGGGCTTCAATAAACTTTAGAAAAATAGCAAATATCCTATTATTACCATTATTATCACTTTGCTTCTGCCCCTTTTTCTTGAGTTTTTTCTGGCGAGTATATTCGTATTCCAATTTTTCACCTACGTCCGTCATCAAAGTCTTGTCTCTTAATTTTATTTTTTCATCAAGGGTCAAACTTTTAACGGACGATGAAGAAAGTGATGACACCCCAAATGTATTATTTGATTTTGGTTTTCTCGATGATGCATTTGGTAATGCATTAACGTCTAATAAGTCATCAAAAGACGTTATATTATGAGTTAGGAAATATTTATCATTTTCTTTCATATATTTTAATCGCTTAGTTATACCTTCTATAATCTCAAGTGTATTTTCATTATTGGTTCTATCCCTTTGCTTTCTACTTTTTTTGCGCAAATTAGTTTCTAAGCTTGTAATATCTATCCCATACTGCATAGTCGTATATAATAATTCAATATATATGCGATTATTTTGCTCTAAACTAACATTTTTTCGGGGGTCTATTAGATCATTATTTACCCAACGCATACATTGTTCGATTGTATAATATGGCATTGTATAATCTATCTTCGCAAATTCAGGGTCAGGGGTTTTCATTTCTTCACTCGCATACGCCCATTTATCATTTAATGTGTATAATCGAGGAATTTTGTTATCTGTATATTCTTTAATTCTATCTCTTATTTTTTGCCTTAGCGCGGTATTATAAAAACATGAATTTTTAATCTTATTAATAAAAATTCTAGGATTGTTGAGAGTTTTATCATTAGTCAAAACTTGTTTCCTATTAAATCTCTCAAAATGTATACCATCCTTTAAATACCGATAATTATTAATATATGGAGATATACTAGGGTCTTTTATCCATTGCAAACATTGCTCGTCGCTTAATATTATTTCCATATATTTATTGTATTCTAATATATCAAAATATATTCTAATATATCAAAATATATTCTAATAATAAAAAGAAGTCTCTATAATAATTTCCCTGTATAACCTAAACTCTTAACATTTGAAGATACTTCGCTAGGGTTCCAAGATATATATAGCGTATTATTGTTTGGTTCTGGGAGTATCTGAACATATAGCCCGTTATTTCTTAAGGATTTTACTATATATTCGATACAATCTGTAATTTTATACAATGGTTTTCCATACATATAATATGGTATTTCATAGAATATATTCATACCGCCAATAGTCGCCGTATGCTTAATCTTTTTATGGCATATCTCTATAATTTTGTCAAATGTTTTGTATTTCGCATGTTCCTTCTTCTCTTTTAAAGTATATAACTCACTTAATAATATTCTAGGAGGCATTAGTATTTTATATATACATAATTATTATAACTTTATAAGGTGTTATAAGGTGTTATAAGGTGTTATAAGGTGTTATAAGGTGTTATAAGGTGTTATAAGGTGTTATAAGGTGTTATAAGGTGTTATAAGGTGTTATAAGGTGTTATAAGGTGTTATAAGGTGTTATAATTCCCTTATCTTATTGTATTCCATATCTTCGACGGATACCATACTATATTTTGCTAATTTGTTATCATTCGTCGCAGTTACCGCAATTTCTGAATTGAACCCTTTATTACTTAATGATGCAATTATGTCTTCATTAATAGCGTAATTATAATATTTTATATCTGCTATCTTTATTTGGTTTTCTTTATTTGGTTTGCCAAACGGGTTTTTAGTGGTATCAATAAATGATGCATCAATGTTGGGATTAATATAAAACGGCGAGCTATTATTTTTAAATGTAGCCGAATATATATTATTCATATATTTGGTCTCAACCTTTTTATCTAATAATTTAACACCATTAATATACATTTTACACGAAGCCTTATTTATAGATAAAAGATTATTACTATCGGCGACCTCTTTCATAACTATGGTAACCATAAACCATTTATTATTAAACTCTATATCATAAATACCAAGCATCTTTTTATTTCTCTCATTCCAATTCTTTGAATTTATTTCGTTGCAACTTTTATATGAAGCGCTCTGCTGGAATGAATCAGCCGTATATATATTATTATATTCGACTGCTATCTTTTTCCCGTCTCCTGATAACCTTACAAGAGGATTTTTAGTTATTATTACAGGATTGTGAGTTTTATCAACATTCGCGCAGTTATAATTGAATTTATCGCTCGCGTAAAGGTTCTTCTCTCCTTTTAAAAACAATATATAGTCATTATTTTCAACGCCTGATCTTGGTTGTAATTTTTCCTGATCAACAAATAACCAAAAATTATAAGAGTATTCTGCGCCACCTTCTTGATTTATAGAGGGTTTAATATTCTTATAATTTAATTGCGATTTATTTTGAGTGCTATATCTTACCTCGTTATTACTAAAATCATACGTGCCACTTAATATAGAGACCTCTTTGCGTATATCATTTTCTCCCTGAAACATATTTTGAAGTTCGATTAAATATATATTATATCCAATATATCCCATTAATAGCAATATAATCAAGGATATTATAACTTGAATTAAAGGGTTTATTTCCATTATAATTATTATACCTTATCTATTTTAAATATGGAAATTAAAAAAATTAATTATTCATTAATTGGCGGCTGGTATCCTCAATAAATACCTTGTATCTTAACTTATTAACTTATAGTATTTAGTTTATAGACGGGGTTTCTTAATCCATAACTGCCTATACCCATACTTGTTAATAATCCATTTAGCGGTCCTTTGTTGTATTCTTTGTATATATCATTCTTATTTAAATCATAGTTATATAGCGTGAATTTAGACATTAATCCAGAAAATCCCATCGTATCTACAACCGAATTTAATGCGCTACCACCGACATATAGATTTCCAGTATTCTCGAAATTAAGTTCGTGAAGATATAATTTATTTTCAAACTTTTTATTATCTTCGACATCCGATAATTCGCCATCAATATAGGTATATACAACACCGCTATTAGCATCGGATATAACAACTACGACGTGAACCCATCTTTGTATGGGAACATATTTAATAGTTATTCCACATCTTTTATTTCCATTATCATATTTAAGTAATTTATTGACATCCGCTCCTATATTATTTAATCTATCTGTAGTCGTTATTATTGTATCCTCTTTAGGAGCAAATCGGAAGTGTATTTGGTTAGTGCTTTTGTCTAAAAATATGTAAGGAGAAGCATTTTTGATATTCTCGTGCTTATCACCGACGTGAGCGATATGCCTGAAATTTCCAGAATATTTAGTGATATCATTGATATAAATCCAGAACCCGTATGAGCGCTTAATACCATTTGAATTTGTTAAGTTCCTGCTAATTTTAAACTCGGATAATTCATTACATATTATAGGAACTTCAGTGCCCGAAACTTCAACCTTTTGTTGATATAGAACATTGTCGGTTATAATGTAATATAGGAAGTAGCCTACGATTATTGTTATTAAAACTAGGAAAATTATTAAATAAAATATATTTTCATTAAAACTTAGCATATTAGTAATAGCAGCCTTCGCATTATCAACGGACGCGGAAGCTATAGCGGCTTTGGCGTTTTCGGAGGCAGATGCAGCGGCATTTGATACTGCAGAGGCAGCTGCAGAAGCGGCAGAACTGGCATTGGCAGAAGCATTTGCTGCAGCAGATACTGCGGCGTTCGCGGCATCGGCAGCATTCGCAGCGGTATTCGTCGCAGCAGGTTGCGAATTACTGATAGCATTTGACACCGAAGCCATTATACCTCCGTCATTAACATTTTTAGGCTCTACGTTTTTAACTGCTTCCATTTATTTTATTTTAATTATCTAATTAAAGGAAATAAATTTTCTATTACATAAACTAATATGATAATTTGATAATTGATATAAGGGCATATTCTTGATATTGTAGTTGTTCTTTATATTCTTCTTCTGTAGCGATAAATAACTTAGCATCTTCGTAAAATTACCAATGTTTGATGCGGCGTTCTTTTTGTATTTTAAAATAGATAGGAAATATACCTTTGATGCGAATAATTCGACGCAAAACTCTATATTCTCTTTGAACATATAATAATCATATATGCACATTATATACATAAAACTTTTGTAATATTCATTATATTTATTTAGCGATATATTGCGATTATTTAGATTTATTATTAAGTTCTCGTGAAACTTCAGAGGTATCATCCAAGGATCCTTAATAAGTATTTTCTTTGTCTGCGACCTATTAAAAGTATTACCATATAATATATTTATATCACTAGCATTCTCAATGCTATCGCTATATAATATATCATTGTTGTCATTATGAATATCTCTGAATAGTTTATTTAAATTGCCATTTGAATTAGAGCAAAGTTTATCAATATTATGAATATCCACATTTTTACATTGCAATATCTCAGTAATCTCTTTGTCGTTTGGCGTAGACAATGTATATATATTGCATACCTTTTTAATATCCCCTATTTTTTTTATAATATCATTATTTGACACGCATATTATAGGGATATTCTTTAGTTTGTTGTCCAGTAGTATTCTTAATAAAGTCAAGTTAATTGTTTTATCAGAAATGAAAAGCGAATCGAAGTTATCTATGATGATAACCTTCTTCTTAAAATTATTAGTAAGTATTTGGATAAACGAAGATGATGTAGATTTGTATATGATGTCTTTCAAATATTGCGAATTATAGCAGTTATTATTATCTATTAATGTAATCTCATAATTTAAGTAATTGCATATACTATTTATAGAGTAGGATTTACCGATACTTGTCGGTCCCGCGACAATTATACAACTTTGTGCAGAAATCTTAATGTCATAATTAAATGTTTTAAGCCATATCAAAATACTACTATAGATATTATGGTTTCCGCATAAAGTTCTTATAAAACTATTGTCTTCATTATTATGCACTAATATTTGCTGGGTATTGTCCGATGTATCCGTTATATTGCTCAAACCAGTTTCGGAATTCTTCGGTTCTTTAGGTTCTTTAGGTGCATTAGGTTCTTTGGGTTCTTTAGGTTCTTTGGGAACTCGTGGTGTTCTCGGTGCTTTAGGTGCTTTAGGTTCTTTAGGTTCTTTGGGAACTCGTGGTGTTCTCGGTGCTTTAGGTGCTTTAGGTTCTTTAGGTTC